CTTCTACTTTTGATGGTAATTTAACTGGAGATGTTACAGGTAATATTGATGGAGCAACGGGAGCTTTCAGTACGTCAGTTTCAGCCACAGCTATTACGGGTGCAGGTATAACACTCACTGGACCAGTTAGTGGAACCAGCGCAACATTTACAGGTATAGTATCTGCTAGTAGTTTTGCTGGTGCTATAACTGCCGGAGCTGTTTCTGCTACAAGTTTAGTTGTAAGCGGTAATTCTACTTTTGAAGGCGACATAATAAAATCAACCTCTGGTATAAGTAACTTTGCTGCTGGTGTTAATGCAGGTAATTCAATAGAGTCAGGTGGTAACTATAATGTAGCAGTTGGTGATGAAGCTGGAACAGCTATCACGACAGGAGATGGGAATGTAGCCATAGGATATGCTGCTCTAGATACAGCAAGTACAGGTTCAAGAAATACTATTATAGGTCATCAGGCAGGAGATGCAATCACAACAGGGTCAGATAACACGGCTGTTGGCAATTGGGCACTCAAGACTGCAACAGATGTTAGTTACAACACGGCTGTTGGTACTTATGCTCTGAAATTGGCTACTGGAGCAAGTAACACGGCTGTGGGTTATAATGCAGGAACGGCAATTTCATCAGGAACTAACAACACGGCAGTTGGAGCATTGGCATTAATTAGTAATACAACGGCAACGAATAACGTAGCTATAGGATATAATACAGCTTATGCAGTTACTACGGCTGGTCAAATTACGGCTGTTGGAAGTTATGCTGGTGATGCTATCACAACAGGAGCTAACAATACTGTAGTGGGTCATTATGCAGGGAGCAGTCTTACTACGGGAGCACAAAGTGTTGCCATCGGTTCTTATGCTCTTCAAACTGCAACTGATCCTGTAAATAGTGTCTGTGTAGGACATGATGCTGGTAAGGCTATTACTACTGGAGATTCCAACACATACATTGGTCAGGGAACAGGAACAGCTACAACTACAGGAGGTTCCAATACAGCTATTGGAAACGTAGCTGGTGATGTTGTCACTACAGGGTCTAACAACCTCTGCATCGGAATTAATACTGATCCAAGTGTCAATAGTGCCTTACAGGAAACGGCCATAGGCTACGGTGCTATTGGTAAAGGAATGAATACGGCATTTATATCTTCTAATGGTGGACCAGTTTATGCAGGAAATAACAGTGCGAACTTTTCAACAACTTCTGACAGAAGAATTAAAAAGAATATTGTTGATAATAACATAGGTCTTGAGAAACTAAATCAGATTCAGGTTCGTAACTTTGAATATAGAACGCCTGATGAAATTGATGAATTACCTAGCCATTCTGCTATTAAGCAGGAAGGTCTTCAACTTGGTGTTATTGCTCAAGAGGTACAAGGATTTCTACCACAAATTGTTGATGAAGAATCTACTGGATGTTTAAGTGTAGATGGTAGTGATATTAAATGGCTTCTGGTAAACGCTGTAAAACAACTATCAAGTCAAGTTGAAGACTTGAAAGCTGAAATTGACATTTTAAAGAAAAAAGGTTAATTATTATAAAAATGGACAACATCAAAATAAGCTATGCCTTGATATTTGCGGTTATACTACAAGCGATAGGATTAATCTGGTATGTATCCAAGCTGGACAGCAAGGTGGAAGCTGTTTATAAGTTTTATCAGGAAGAATCTCAAAAATCAGTTGTTGTTACTCAAGCGAAAATGAAGTTTGATTTAGAGCTTCTTAAAAAAGAATTGGCGGTAATTAAGGCTGATCTTAAAAAGAACCAAGACAAATCAAAAGAGATTGTCAAGCAACATGGGCAAATATTTGATCTTCTAAAGAATAAGAAAACAGTTCCTTCAGGATATAACTATGGAAATTAAAAATGACTGAACCAGAAGTAAGTAATGTTATTACTCTTAACGGTAAAGAGTATGATTCATCAAAAATGAATGAACAACAAACGTATTGGATTGCACAAATTCAAGATTTACAGATGAAAAGACAATCGGTGCAATTTCAACTAGATCAGGTAAGTGTAGCTTTGGATTCTTTTGTAAACGTCCTAATTCAAAGTTTATCTGATAATAGTGAAACAAAGGACGAAAGTGAAACTATCAACAAGACGGAGAAATATGATGCCTGAAGAATGGTTAAGCGAAGACGAAATCAATCAACATTTTACGGCTATGGGCCATAGTGTTGATCTGATTGATGCTACAATTGCTGATGATATAGAAGCAAAAAAGGCAAATTATGGTCCTCAAGGTGCCAAAGATATGGTTAAACGGAACACAGATCATCTTGAACTACAACTTGGTAAGAGTTGGGCAATAGACGATAATCGGGACAAGACCTCTTATACGGATGCTATTACGGTAGGTAAAGCCTATATAGATTCATAATATTTAACTGAAGAACAGGTAAAAAATAATGTTTTTTAGTTCCATGATGATGGGTGGTGGTAACGTTTTCAATATTATTATTGATTCCCTTACGACTGATTTTAATCTGAGAACCAAGTTAAATACTTTTGGTTTTAATAATAATAGTCCATCTATTATAGATTTTAAACTGAATAGTGGTGTCACTATCGGAGCCTCTACAGGTACGGCTAAATCTTGGCAGACAGGTACACTGGCTACACACCATACTGTAACTATTACGATTGAAGGAACTATTAGTGGAGGCGGCGGTGCTGGTGGTGCTGGTGGTACAACTCAAACAGGATCTTGCCAAGATCCTGGTGAAGATGGAGTAGACGGTACAGACGCTATGAGTTTTGAAGCCAGCGGTCCTACCTATAACGTTATCCTTGCTTCTACCGCAACGTTAAACAGTGGTGGTGGAGGAGGCGGCGGTGGAGGCGGTTTTAAAGGTGGCGAAGCAGGTAACGAAGATGGTGGAGATGGAGGACGTGGGCAAGGTTACGATCAGTCTGCTACCAACGGTCAAAATGTAGGACCATATGCAGGGGCTGGTGGTAACGGTGGTGCATTTGGTGTAGATGGAGAAGATGGTGGAGATGGAGAATGTCCTAACGGTTCTGGAGGAGCATCTGGATACGCCATACGTAAAAACAGTAACACAGTCAATGTAACAGATAACGGTGCGACAATAAATGGCACTGTAGGTTAAAGAAAAAAAAAGTATAAGCTATGTCTTTTGGATTAACTTCATTCTCTGAAGCTCCTTTTGGAGCATTTCCGAAAGGTAGTGAAGCTGTTATTTTAACAGGTCAGTCTGCTCAGTTTAACACTGGCACGTTAATTCTAGGAGGACATTCAAGTGTAACACTTAACGGTGTAAGTGCGTTATTTAAAACAGGTGCTTTCACCGTTGTTGGAAGTTTTGTTACTTCTCTTACAGGTGTAGAAGCTGCTTTTAATACAGGCAGTTTTTCAGTTGCAGTCAATTCAAGTATTGGTTTAAGCGGTGTTAACGCGACTTACGATACAGGCAGTTTTTCCGTTATAGGTCATGCCAGTATCGGTCTGGATGGAGAAAACGCTACCTTTAATACAGGTACGTTAACAATTCAAGGGCATAGTAGTCTAGCGTTAACAGGTCAAAATGCAACATTTAACGATGGATCATTTACTGTTAAAGGTTATGCTTCTGTTGGATTAAGTGGAGTTAACGCAACTTATAACACAGGTACTTTTACAGTTATAGGTAATACCAGTATAGGTCTGGAAGGGCAAGTATTTACAGCACGTACAGGAACAATTACCTATCCGAAACCGTATAACGTATGGGTATTTGTAACTGATACAACAAAAGAAACGTGGACAACAGTAACACCACCATCTGCGACGTGGACAACTGTAACACCAACAACAACGGATTGGACAACGGTTACTAATTTACCCGCACCTAAACCGTCCTAGCAGTTCTTTTTAATTAATTAATTTGGTAAAATAAAATCATGGCTGACATGACATATCAAACACTAAAAGATCTTATTCAGGATTCTGCTGAAAATGACAGTACAGAATTCACAGATAACATTCCTAATTTTATAGATAGAGCAGAACGAAGACTGACACGGGAAATTGACACCATCGGTCTTACAAAGTATGCTTCATCCAACTTCTCCAGTGGAGATGCTTTTCTCGCTAAACCGTCTGATGCCCAAGTTATTAAATCAGTAAGTTTTACTAACGACGGATCAAGAATTAATTTGGTACAACAAACAAATGAATATCTTAACGATTACTGGCCTGTACGTACTACTACAGGTACACCAAGATACTATTCGAATTTCGGTAGAGATACCATTCTAATTGCTCCGGCTCCTTCGTCTGCCTGTCCTGTAGAACTGTCTTATGTGGGAAATCCTACAGCTTTAGCTTCTTCAACAAACGAAACAAACTATTATACGGAAAGATGTTCATCGGCCCTGTTTTATGCGTCGATGGTTGAGGCTTGTTATTTTATGAAAAATACAACAGCAGCGGGTGGATGGGAGCAGCAATACCAGCGTGAACAGCAAGATCTAATCAACGAGGCACGACGACAACGACGTGACGATACACAGATTGCAGCAAATCCGGCTGGTGGTGAAGATAATCTAGTAGAGAGAGCAAGATAATATTATGGCTGATTCATATTCAACAAATTTAAAATTTATAAAACAGGAAGTCGGAGCTAACGACGGTACGTGGGGAACAAACCTTAACGATAAAGTTATAGAATTAGCAGATCAGGCTATTGCTGGATATATAAGTAAAACGGTGACTTCCAGTGTAACAGATGTAACGTTAACACAAGGATCTTCTGCTGCCGCCCGTAATGCTTTTATTCAACTTACTGGAACCTTGACATCTAATTCGGTTTTACGTGTACCACAAATTCAAAAAAGTTACTTCATTAAAAATAATACAGCTGGTTCATTTACTATGACAGTAAAATGTACAGGTAGTACAGGAAGTGAAGCAAAACAAGGATCAACGACTGTATTTCTTGTAGATGGAGCTTCTGTAACACCTGCGGCTCCTCCTGTTAATTTTGCAACAGGTATTGTAAATGTCAGTGCTATTCCAACTACTATTACAGGTAATGTTTTTCTTAGTGCTGCCCTGACCAACGTTTCTGTTTCTGGTGGTGTTATGAATGCAGTATCAGTATCAGGAGGAACAATTACTTCTGCAACATTAAATGGATGTCATTGGAATGCAGGAACTGTAAGTACTTCATCGTTAACTGTATCAGGAACAACTACATTTAACGGTCAAGTTAACGTTTCAAGTAAAGCTTATGGAGTTATTACCTGTCTCACACCTGAAACGTCAGGAACAGTGACACCAACATTCGGATCAGGTAATTTCTTTGCCGTTACCCTTGTATCTGTAGGAGCTTCTGGAGTAACAACCTTTCTTAATCCGACAAGTGCAGTAGCTGGACAAAGTGGTGTCTTTTATTTAACACAATCTGCATCAGCAGGTGTAACGATTAAATTTGGAGATGCTTATCATTTTAGTAATAAGACAACTGTAACGCCAACTAGTGTTGCAAGTTCAAAGGATATTATGGCTTACTTTGTGGTTACACCTTCTATCGTCAACGTAACACCAAGCCAGAATTATGGAACTGGGTCTTAACAAGGAAAAAGATTAATGGATGAAAAACAGTCCAGAGAAAATGAGTTAGCGATTACTGAAATAAAAGGTGAATTAAAACTTATCCATTCTCGTATAGATACAATAAAGAATAACGATCTTCACCATATTCAAAAATCTGTTAACTCTATAAATAAAGTTCTCTGGACAATTGGAGTTATGGTCTTCAGTCATTTTTTATATGCTCTTCGTTCTCTTTTATCAGGTTAGGAAAAATATTTAAATAATATGTCCACAGATACAAAGACAATTAAATTTAAGTTTGCTCAAGGTATCATGCGTGAGTCTACACAGTTTGCAGCTGAAGGTGGATGGTACGATGGTAATCGTGTACGGTTCAGAGATGGAAAACCTGAAAATATACGAGGTTGGCAAAAACACGATACAGATTCATTTATTGGAACATCACGAGCTATTCATTCATGGTCTTCCCTTGACAATCAAAAACTCGTAGCGTTTGCTACAGAACATAAAGTATATTTATATCAAGGGGGAAGTTTTTATGACATTACACCAATTCAATCTTCAGCCACTAACGCAACAGGGAATACAAGCTCTGGTTCTGCACAGGTTGTTGTAACAGCGACAAGTCATGGATTGGAAGTTGATAAAAAAACATACGTTGTTTTTAACAGTGCTACTGGTGTTATTGGAGGTAACGTTTCACTGTCAGGAAATGAGTATCTGGTTTCGGTAATAGATGCTAATTCATTTGCTGTAACTTATACGTCAACTGCTGATGCAACTTCAGCTTCCGCTGGAGCTTTTGGAATAGATTTTCTTCTTCAGTCAGGAACATCCATAGGAACAGGTGGTTTTGGTTGGGGCGCAGGTCCGTACGGTGACAGCACTTACGGTACAGCACGAAGTACATCCAACATCACTATTGATATGCGTCAATGGTCAATGGATAATTTTGGAGAAGATCTTCTTATAAATCCGGCTCATCAGGGAAAAGTATATAAATGGGTAGAAGATAACGGATTCAGTACTCGTGCGGTATATGTAACAGCAACTCCGACAGCTTCAAATAATATTCTGGTTTCTCCGATAGACCGACATGTTGTCTGTTTAGGATGTAACGATATTACAGGAACTTTTGATCCGCTTCTGGTTCGATGGTCTAATCAGGAAGATTTAAATAACTGGACGCCCAGTGTCAGCAGTACATCAGGTTCTATACGACTAGGAAACGGAACGGAAATCGTCGGTGGTTTAATGTCAAGAAATACGATCTTGGCTTTTACAGATAAATCTCTTCATTCACTGGAATTTATTGGTCCTCCTTTTATTTTCAGAACCAAACAGGTTGCAGATAGTTGTGGATTAATTGCCAAACATGCAGCCGCTATCTTTGATGGAAGAACCATGTGGATGTCTAACGGTAATTTCTTTGTCCATGATGGTGGTTCGGTTAAAGTTCTTCCGTGTACCGTTCTTAAATATGTATTTGACGATCTAAATATTACACAAAAAGATAAAATATTTGCAGGTGTAAATTCTGAATTTGGTGAAGTTACATGGCTATATCCATCCAGTAGTTCGGATGAATGTGACAGATATGTAACGTACAGTCCTTCCGAAAACTACTGGACGTTTGGTGAATCTATCTGGACTTCCTGGATGGATCGGTCAGTTTTTGACAATATGATGACGACAGGTGTATCGGCACCTGATACAGTTTCTTATCTTTACGACAACGAACCGTCAAACATTTATACAGCTGATGGAACTAAGCTTCAATCCTATATAGAAAGCGGTGTCTTTGATCTTGGTGATGGAGATGATATTCTATTTATAGATAGGATTATACCTGATTTTACTATTAAAAACGGTAATGTAGAGGTTATTGTCAAGACGCAGAATTTTCCCAATGCAACTACAGTATCCAAAGGTCCGTATACTATTCTCTCTTCGACTAACTTTATACGTACTCGTTCAAGAGGTAGGCAGGGTGTTTTGCGTATTCAGACTTCTGCCATCAATACACAATGGCAATTAGGAACTGTACGCATGGATGTAATGATGGACGGTAAAAGATAACTATGGCTGCTTATAATTTATTTCCCCGTTTTCCGTTTGTATTTATTGATAATAATATGGATAAAGTCTGGACGATGACAAGCGAGTGGGGCAACAATCTAATTGCAGAATTGGAAAGTAACGATTCTGACGTTTTAAAAAGAAAAGTAGAGATAGACGGTAACGGAAGTATTGAAGTAACGGGCCGTATAAATGTAGCTGATGTCGATGCAACGGTATCGGCTACGGCAGGAGATATACGTTTTAACAGTACGTCAAGTAAGTTTCAAGGATTTGACGGTACAAGCTGGCAGGATTTTCATTAAACATGGCTGACAATGATTTTGAATTTGATGAAGACGATATGGCTGCTTGGGGCGGTAGAGATAGAGATGGTTGGTCTTCTGATCCAACTGGCCGTGGTGGAGAAGGGACGGATGAAAAAAGAGATGTATTTGGATTTACTAAAAAAGAAAAGGAAAGGCATAGTCGTTTAGTAGACGAACTTGAAGAAAAAGAACGACAGAGGGTATCTAAATTACCTGAAGATAGAAGAGATGCTCATTTAGGTGTTATTGCACAGATGTATGGTAGAGATGATCCTCACGGTTTTGAAGAAGAACCTGATTACGGTGAATTTTATACTAAACCATTTGATCCTGAATTAGATAAAGAAGGTGTACTTAAACCATTAGATACTATTCCTCTGTATGAGCCTGATAAATTAGGATTAAAAGGTATATCTGAAACTCAAAGACGAATAAATTTTTTATACGGTAAAAGACATCCAAAAGGTAAAAGTCATCTACAAGTTAAAGCCGAACTAACTGCAAAATTAAATAGTCTTAAAAAAGATTTTAATAGACCAGGAGCTATGACAAGACAAAAGGTAGATGTGTATCAAAAAACTTTTGATAAACTTAATGAATTAAAAGAACAGGAAAGAAATGCTTTAGATATACTAGGTAAACAAGGTGGAATAACAGCCGGAGGTTATCACGAAAAACAGACACCTGATTGGGTCTTACAAAATAAAGGTGTTCTTACGAGAAACTTTGGAGGTGTTTTAGGTATATTAGGTGTATTGCCTCAATATAGATTCTTAGAAGAAGCTACAAGACCTGGAACATTTGCTCAACATTGGAAAGAACAGCAAAGAGTAGAAGACTTACCTGATGATTGGTCAGCTGGTTTTAAAAGAAAGCCTAAAAGAAGAAAAAAACCTGTCTGTCCTCCAGGTGTTCCGTGGTTTTTCTGTCCACCAGGAAGTAGTCGTGGTAAAACGTCTAAAAGAAAGGCACAGGGAGGATTAGTAGAGCTTGCAGAAGGTGGACCTGTGAATTTTGCACAAGGAGATTTAGTTAAAACTAATAACGATAATAATATGGAGATAAGCGATATGGTAGGTAGAACAACGAATACACCGGATTTTAAAAATACTATTAAAACCTCAATAGATGCATTAAATAATTTTGGTTTAACAGGTCGTACTATGGTAGGTGCAGAAGAGGAGGAGGGAATAGGTATACCTACAGACATACCTACAGATGTTGCTTCTATGGATGTAGACGAAACTGAAAATGACTATATGAATATGTTTGCTGAAACAATTGATCCTTCTACCGGAGAAACAGAAGTTGCAGATTATGCTGAAGATGAAGAATTTGAAGAAACGCCTGGAGGCGGTTTAACAGAGATAGCAGGGGCAGAAGAGATAGATGAGGAAACTTTTGGAGGTGGTGGCGGCTTACCTGTTATGGGAGCACGAGGAGGAGGTTATGTAGACAGTCCAACAGGCGGTTTAGATGACTTAGTTCCAGCTTACATAGAAGGTGGAGAAATACCACGTTACAGTAGAGGTACGATGGGTGGTGGTGGTGGTTTATCTAATTACTTGTCTTCTCGACATCTTGATCGTCATTTACCTCAAATTACTCCAGAAGGTAGACAAGCAGCAAGATTAAGTGGTGGCGAATTTGTTGTTCCAGCTGATGCGGTTGCAGATGCAGGAGGAGGAAATTCACGGAATGGAGCACTACAGTTTACAAATTTAATAAAGAATATAAGGTTACAGAAACATGGGACAACTAAACAGCCTTCTAAATTACCTTCTTCAGTATCAGGTTTGATGGGACTTGCTTAATTGTATAAGGTTTCGGGTGTGCCTTTTGAACTTCTGGCAGAGGCTATAAAAGAAGTGACACCGTTTCTGGAAAAGGTCATTCCGTATACAGGGGGAAGATATAAAGTAGAAGATATTGTACAGGCATTATTAAAAGAACAGATGAAATTATGGGTAGCTTTCAGTTCGTTAGATCAAAAAATATGTGGTGCTATTGTAACTGAAATTAATCAATATCCACAAAAGAAATATTTTACTATTTTATTCTGTGGAGGCGAAAAAATTAGAGAATGGGACGATCAGATGCATCGTCTTTTAGAAGAAGTCGCACGAACAAATAAATGTGATGCTATAGATATAAGTGGAAGAAAAGGCTGGATACGTTACATGAAGAGCTACGGTTACAACGAAGATCATAAATATATAGAGAAGGATTTATCCAATGGGTAAAAGCAAAGGCGCGAGCAGTATAAAACAATCAGGTAGAGAAGCTGACATACCTGATTGGTATAAGCCATATGTTGAACGAGGATTAACACGCACTGAAGAACAATACGGTCAACCTCATCAACCGTATGAAGGTCAACGACTAGCGGGTGCTGATCCGTCACAAACAGCTGCTTTAGCAGCATTGGGTGGTACGGGAGCCGGATCAATAGCTGAATCTGCTCAAGCCGGATTAACGGAAGGTATGGATTTATTAAGACAGGGAACACGAGGGACAACTGATCAAGCTGAAATTCAAAGCCATATCAATCCTTATTTAGCAAATGTAACAAACATAGCACAACGAAAAGCTATTGAAGAATCTCAACGACAGTCACAGAGAAATGCTGCATTAGCTGCACAATCAGGTGCTTTTGGTGGTACTAGAGGAGCCGTTGTTGAAGGTATGCGTATGGGTAAACTGGGAGAACAGATAGGAGATATTCAATCAAAAGGATTAGCAGCTGCTTATGAAGATGCTCAAAGGCGTATGGCACAGGAAAGAGGAAGACAGTTGCAAGCGGCCCCTCGTATGGGTCAGTTTGGTGTTCAACGACAAAAAGGATTACAGGAAGGTTACAGAGGGGCGTTAGCTGCTGGCGCACAACGACGCGATATAGCTCAAGAACCACTCGATGTTGCCTATCAGTCTTTTCTGGAACAACGTGAATATCCACGACAGCAACTCGCTGATTATATGGGAGGTATTCAAGGTTTGGCTCCTCGTAACGTTATTGATCCTTATTCCTATCAGGATACTTCTCGTGCCTACAAAAGATATACACCTTTTCAACAATTTAAACAGGCTGGTTCAAATATTATGGGTGCTAAAGCAGCTGGTTGGTTTGGTGCTGGAGGAGGTCAGGTTCCTTCTTATGCAGGAGGAGGACAATTGGCTCCTAACCAACCTTATGAAGAACAGGTAGGACAGCCTAGTGGATTAACAAGTCTTGGATCAGGTCCGACATTGGCTCTTAATAAAGGTGGACCCGTAAAACGTTACGCTGCTGGTGATTATGTTCTTTCCGATATTCCAACGCAAGAAGATCCTTTAATATCCGAAGATGAAGCTTATAGCGAATGGGAACAAGGTTTAGATCCGTTTAGAGATACTGATGATCTGTATAATAAAGATATTTGGGGCAAACCTTCAAGTAAACAAGATACTCAAATAGGTACGGAGAAATCTGGAGTAAGGAGAGGAGAAACTGTAAGAAAGATTAAGCCTCTAACAAAAAACCAAAGACAAGTTATGTCTTGGATGAAGGATAGAAGAACGGAAGAAAATAAATTAATAAATAAATTAATTAGAGGTTACAAGACAACTGGTCTGTATGGTCGAAAATCATTTACGTTACAAGATTATAGAGAGGGTAAAATAACTCCAAATGAGAAAAAAAGATTAAATCTGGAAGTTAATGAAAGAAACATAGATCATTATTCAAATTTAATTAGGAGAGGAGAAGAGGATTCTCCAGGCTGGGCAGAGAGTTTTAAAGGTGGACTTGAATCACAACGTCGTCCTGATATTTCAGAACCAACTGCGGAACAAGTAGACTTAGGAACTGATTTAACAAAGAGGGAATGGGGAGAACGTGAATGGAACAAAGAAAGAAAGAGAATCTTAGCAAACATAAAAAGTGATAGAGCTGTAAAGGTAGGAAAGCATGGGCCGATAAGTCCTTCTCCTCAATATATGCTTCATTCTGATACTAATAGAGAAAAAGCTTTAGCAGATTATGCGAATTGGCAAAAACAGAATTCAGGGAAAAAGCCTAGAGATAGAAGTCCATTACCAGCTACTTATATAGAATATCAAAAGTTACTAAAAACAGATCCTTCTCTTAAAGGTCGTGATAGAAGAGAACAAATAGCATTTCCTGAACGTCATGCAAAAAGAGTAAAGGATTACAAAAATCAAAGAAGAGCCTATGAATTAAATTTGATGAAGAAACTAGGTAGAACACCTATAGATGATTTTGATTTACCTGGTGGTTTTGACGAAGTGGTACGTCAAGAGGCAGATCCTAGTGCTCGTTTATCATCAGGCGCAGGAGGTGATTTAGGTATATTACCAATACCGTCTGAGAAAGGTGGTCCTTACGACATTGATAGTGACGTTGAAAGTGAAGCATCCAGTTTAGCTTATTGGGGAAAAATACTTGGTAAGTTAGCGATGGGAACTAAAGAAGAACAAGTAAAGGGAGCAGGAGCTAAAGAAAAAGCCAAGTTGGATGAAATTCTAAAAGGTCACGCTAAGTATAAACAGCGTGTTTTGTCAGCCGAAAATATAAATAAAGCTAATAAAAAGGTTAGTGATCGTTATGATCATCAAGTAGTAGAGAATAAGATACGACATGCGAATCAGCAAAAACAGTATGAGGAAAATGTCGCTGCATGGCATGAAAGTGATAAAAGTGTAAAGGCTCGAAATAAATTTGAAAAATCCGAGTACGACCGTAGGATAAATATTTTTGAAAAAGACAAGAAAGACGACAGAAAGAAACTTTATGATAGTATTGAATATGATAAGGATATTAACAAGTGGATAAAGGATGATCACAAGGCGGTAGTTAAGACATTTAGGAAACGGTATGACAAAGTTGCGGAGTCCGTTAAAAATAAAAATATAAGTATACGGGAAGCTAGACAATTTATTAGAGATAACTGGAAGGAGTATCAAGCAGGTATAGCAAGAATAAATGCAACAATACGTCGAAATAATAAGAATAAAAAGAAATTTTATGATAGTGGTGTAGGACGAGCTTTAGCTGGTAAAGCCGTTTTTGATTCTGCGGGTATGGAAGATCCTAAAATGGATTATGCTTTAACACGAGCTTTAGTAGCACCACCAAAATATGATGTTGAAGTAGTTGCAAGACAGTCACCAACACTACCAGAGATAAACGCTTTAACTGCTGATCAGTTAGGAAAGATACCTGCTGTTCCTCAATATAAGGCAATTGCACCTTCAGCAGCAAGCGCATTGCAAGCAATAAATAGTAGGAAGCCACCAACATTAGGCACGTTTATACAGATGAATAGAAAACGACCTACACCACCTCTTTATAAGGATATACCAGCACCTAAATTTGCTGTGAGAGCAGATATTACACCACTTAGTAGAAAGGAATATATGTTAGCTGTTTTCGGCCCTGCTGAAGAATCTCGTAATATTCTTAATAATAAACTAAGGTCTGTTGCAGAAAAATATCTAGCTGATGCACGATATGTTGGAGTAGGTGACAAACTTAAAGTATGGCAAGAAAGGCAAAAATTACTTTTTGATTACCGTGAACTTGATGTAAAAGCTCAAGAAGCCAAGATGAAAGAAATGAGTAGTTGGATAGAGAAATTTTTAGGTACTGATGCTATGACTATTGGATTTGCAAGACTTGGCAAGATAACAGATCCAGAAGAAAAGAGGAAATATTTAGCACAAATGGGAACAGATGCCTCTAATTTTATTAAAGGTATGTTAGGAGGTTTGCAAAGTGCTTCAGATGCAGGAAAAAGTAAGCCTCGAATTGGCTATAATGTAAATCCAGACTAATAGAATTACAACAGGATCATAGAACGTGCAGATAACTATTGATTCACTTCCTCATTTGGGAACAGTCACAATTCCTGATGGTCTTAACGATGAACAAATTCAGGAATATATTCGAGATACTTATTCTGATGTTTTACCAGATGAATTAAAAACATCTACCTTTCCAAATCAAATGGCATTACCTGATATATCTGATATAGATCTGTCAAATTTGCCTGATATGAGTAACCTTGCACCTCCTATATCTACAGATCCTTTTATGGGAATAGTTCCGTTATCACCTTCTGATTATAAACCAGCTAGAGGTCTTCAATCAATTCCAAAAACAGACGAGGGAACAGCTTTAGGTCGTGGTTTATCCAGTGGTATTTCTGGTTTCACTACAGCAATTGGAACAACTTTTAAACTAGGTTTACCAGGACTTGTTGAAGAGGCTACAGGACTTGATACTGTCAATCGTCAGGATGTTGCCCGACGTTATCAGCAGATGCAAGCAGATGCTCAAGTCGATAAAGCAACAGTAACATGGGACGATGTTTCAGAAACTTTTGGAAAAAAAGGTATAATAGATGGTTTAGATAAACTGCTGACTTACACAGGTGAACAGATAGGTCGTTCTCTTCCCTACATGGGACCGACAATTGCAGGTGCAGTTACAGGTTCGGTAATTTTGCCCATACCTATTCTTGGAACTATTCTTGGAGGAACGTTAGGAGGAGCAGCTACCTTTTTTGGTATGAACCTTGAACGTCAGATAGCTGAAAAGAGTAAAGCTACAGGTAAACCACCAGAACCTGAAGAATTAGGTTTTGCAGGAAGTGCAATTACAGCTATTCCTCAAGCTGCTTTAGATACAGCGTTATACTTAGCTTTTGGTCCGGCGGCTCGTTCACTGGGAGTATTGGGAAAATCTCCTACTGCTTTTGCTCGACAAAGAGCTATTGCCAAAGATATGGGAACCAAGACAGCTGAAGAACTGGCAGCAGGTCGTGTTGCTCTAGGGAAAATGCTGGCAAAAGAAATACCGAAAGGTATGGCTATAGGTACATTAGTTGAAGCTCCAACAGAAACAATGCAACAAGCTCTGGAAAGATTACAGGCTGGTCTTCCTGTAGATCCAGCAAATGCAGATGCGTTTGCTGAATATCTGGAGTCAGGTATAGCCGGAGGATTACTTGGGGCTGTATTCGGAGCCGGAGGAGGAAGTTTTCGTGGTTTAAGTAAAAGACAACGCCTCCAAGGAATTATGCGTCCCTATTCTGAAAAAGTAAAAGCTCTTCGAGCAAAAGGTATAAGTTTTGATGATATAAATCAATCAATGGTACGAGAGGTAGATGAAGAAGGGAAAGCAACCTCCCCTGGTGGATGGCTTGGACTAGCTCGTTTATATAATAAAGAGGTACGTGCTACTCTTCGTGACAGACCTACATCAGATATTATAGTAGGAGGTACTGTACCTTCTGATACTACTGATACTATTGATGATGATGCTGTAGAAGTTAAAAAGGAAGATATAGATGTAAAAGAAGAATTAAGGGAAGGAGAAATAGCAGCCTATAAAGAGGTTGTAAAAACGGCTCTCAGCGATGATCAGAATCCTATAGATGCTCTTGTAGGTGTAGGTTTTGGTTTAGATCAGAATACTAATAAACTTAACATAGAAGAATTAAATAAAATTATAGGATCAGTAAGAGGACATAATCTTTCTGATGAGGAAATAGCAGACGCTAAAGAACGTATTGAAGAAGGTCGGCCTCCAAGACCACCTGAACGTACAGAAGAAGAGGTTCCACCATTAAAAGAAGGAGAAGCTTTTGAACCACTGCTACAAGAAAGAGGGGCAGTATATCAGACAGCGGAACAGGAAGCTCGTCAAAAGGCGGAAGATGAAAGAAGAACCATAAAAACTGCTGAAGAAGTATCGCAACGTAGAGAGGTTACTGGTGATATTATTAGACCTTTTGTTGGAACAGAAGAATATGTATCTAGTCGTAAAGAGAAAATAGATAGAGGAGAAGAGGAGCCTGAATATTATAATCCTCGACATGATCCTGAAGCTGTTCCTCATTTAAAACTTTCTTTAAAACAATTAAAATTTCCTGAAAGATGGTTGCCTCGTGCTCAACAAACATCAGTATTAAAACAACAGGAAGAACAGAGAAAAAAACAATCTGCTGCTGAATGGAATAAAATTGTTTCTGAAATGACACCTGAAGAGTGGAAAAACTCTAGTCAAGCTCTCGAAAGAATTAATAAAACTTTAAGGCGTAGACGGTTAATAGAGGAAATGCGTTCTCCTTCTTATATGTTGGGGCCGGAAAGAGTATGGAGAAAGGGAGAAGAAGTTTACGCTGTGGACCCGACAGCTACTTTTGCAACTTCTTTTGGAACTGTTGATCCAGAAACTTTAATACGGGAAGAACCTGACCCACCTATGGCTCTTCGTCGTAATGTACAATTACAACGACAAATGAGAACTTTACGGGGAGCGTTTTCTGATACAGCTTACAAAGAATATTTAAGAAAGAGAGAAGAAGATAGGGAAAATTCTCCTGAATTAGATGCTGATAAACAGAAATTACTTTTGGCACGAATAAAAAATGAAAATGAAAAAAAGAAATATAAATTAACTAAAGATGAGCAACAATCTTTTACAACTTTACGTAATAAACTTGAAAACAAAATAGATCTTTCCAATGCAGAAACAGCAACGTTAAAAAGATTAACAAATAAAATAGACAATTATATTAAGGCAGAAAAAGATTGGCTGGAGGTTAGAGCCGATAATAAAGTTGCTATTAAAATTGACAAGGCTCTTAATATTCTTGAAGAGAAACGGATACAAGAACGTTTGGAAAAAACTGATTTAGAGAAGAAACGAATAAAACAAAGAGTTGTTGTTGACGCTGATGCAGCTGGACCTAAAACTTCTGCGTCTCGTATTGACCTTGAATTATTTGAAACAGCTGGAACAGCTATTGATCATTCTTACACAGATGAAAAGGGTGAAGTTCAATCTATAAATATTACTCCTTCGGTAGCTTTGAATTTAAGAGAAAAATATCTAAAGGATAAAAAGAACATTAAAGATAGTGATTATACTTTAGAGCGTGTTAAAGAAGAAATTGATAAGTTTCTTAAACCTCTTACAACAAAAGATGGAAAAATTAAGGGTGGAAGACAAATACAATTAACGGAAGAATTTAAGAATATACCTAATGTTGCTATAAAAACTATAGAAAAAATTGCTAATTATAAACCGCAAGTTAATCGTCTTGATTTTATAAGGGAAAAGGTTTTAGAAACAACGAATCCAGAAATGAACGGTGCAATGCTTGATTTTCTTACTACTACAGATTTGAAAGGCAGACCAAAATTTGGCTGGATGGACATCAGCAAGAAAATTATTTTTGGTGTAGGTCCAAATAATATTCCCTTTATATCTTTTACATTAAAAAATCAAAAGACAAAACCAAAGCCGATGCCACTAACCAGTGAAGGTGATATAGATATTGATTTAGCAGAGAAACAAAAGGCAAATAATGAACATTTAGAAATTGTTCCTGCAACAGAAGCTTATATAACAGCAAAAGATATAGAGTCATCTGGTTCTGAGGCGGATTGGATAGCAAAGACAAATCCTTTATTTTTACCTGAACCTTGGACATATAATCTTGACGGAACAGTACGTCTTTTCGGTGTCCTTCCAGCAGAGACCGAAGGAGTAGGAAAAGAACGTCACGCAGCAGTAATGAAATTAGCAACGAGCAGGATTGGTAATAGATTTAATCAGAGAAGAGCTTTCTTGGATTTTTCGGAAGAAGTCTTTTCAAGAGGATCTATTTCTAAACCTGAAGAAGAAAAAGCCCGTGATCTCATAGAGGAATTAGGTATTAGTTTAGTGGGAACTAAACCTGAGATGATAGAAGATATAACAGTAATAGAAGAACCAGAATTTAAAGGTATTCTTCTACAGAAAAAAATTACACTTTCAACACTGAAAGAAATTTTTGATGAAGTATTTCCAGAATTAACAGCATTAGAAATGGAAAACGCTAGAAAGGCTCAACTAGAAGGGGAGTCTTTAGATGAAACCGTTTACAGGATAAGAATGGCAAAGAAAAAGGAAGATAAAGAACGGACAAAAAGAACCAATAAAGATTATAAAGATGCTGCTGCACGGGAACAGTTAAGATTACAAGACACCTTCAGAGAACCTTTTGTTCAAGCACAAACGATTAACGTACTAGAAAATGAGTTGGAGAAATTAAAATATAATTATCAACAAAATCAATCTGCGATGTCAGATACACAACTTCAAGCAAAATCATCGGAAATAGAGGATCTTGAGAAACGTATTGAAGATTATAGAGAAAAGGTAGGTATTAAAGAAGTAGTAGAAGAAGAAGAGAAGGCGGCAGTGGAACGTGCTCCTAAAAGCGAATGGAAAGTCGAGTCAGATACTAAAGATAAATTAAAAGAAGCCTTAGTTGAAACAGATACAGATCCAGAATCATCACCATTAAAAGCAGCTATATTAAATAAGAATATGGCAGATAGAGTAGTCGGTGAAGAAATTCTTCTGACTAATCAGGAACGACAGAATATTTTAAACTGGATTGCTGATAAACTTGGAAGTTCTGTTGAAGTTATTTTCTTGGCACAGAAACAACTTCAGGAAAAATGGAAGGATATGGGAGGAGCCGAAAGTTTAACAGATAGAGTCATGGCTTTTACTGATCCTGTCAGTCGTATCATTGTTCTATCTTCAGACAGAAACTTATTAGGCGATACCATACACGCAGCAGGTGAAGAAGTTTTTCACATGTTTGAAGCATTGGCTATGACTGCTAAAGAAAGAAAATTATTTGCTTCTGTTTTGAATCGTAAGCTGGCTGAAGAAAATAATATAGATCTTAGTTCTTATTCAAAAGCACAACAAAATGAAGAAGCTAGAGCTAAACTGGTTGCGAGATATTTTAGTGGTATTCCTATAAAGGGACTGACAACTCCTGTGAAACGTCTTCTCTATAAAATGAAGATGTTCCTAAACAGGTTGCATAAATTTATTACAGGAAAAGATTGGAAGTTAAGTCCAGAAGAACAGGTTATAAAAAATCTTGAACAACTTAACAACGGTGAATTAGCGGCCCGTGTAGGGGCATCTCCCAGTTTGGAGCAAGCTTCCGTTACAGCGAGTACAGGATTATGGGGAGCCGTAAAAGGAAGTCATCTGCTTACAGCTAGTAAAAATTCTCTCAATGATCTTGTAAATGCACAGGATATCACCAATACAGGTAAAAGACTGAGTTTATGGAATAGATGGATTACGCATTTAAGTGGAATGTCTGCCAAGTATCCTCTCTTTGGAACTTTTTATAATCATCTTGAAGAAGAGATAGCTTTAAGAAATAGATTTAAAAATAAGTCTTCTACAAATTTACAGGACTTTCTTGACGCAACACAGGCGATGTTACCGTGGGGAAAAAAGAATGCAGAAGCTAAACGGATACTTAAAGATGTATCAACTTTTATAACGTTAGCAGATTTTTTAAATCTACGAAGAGATGAGATTATAGATTATACAATAGAATTAGAACCTTCTCCGATACCAGATGAAAAACGAATTAAATTGGTAACAGGTACAGACCAAGTTGTACCTACAGATGCTTACATGCTGGACAAGATGGGTCTTACAGGTCAGAAGTCATTTTCATTGACCGATGAAGCTTCTCAAAAAGCTTTTGATGCTGTTTATAAAACATTTAGAGACAGCTATCAGGATTATCAACGATCTTTTCTGAAAATGTTATCTGATACAGGATTTTCTTTTATAGACGATGTGGCTAAAGGAGGAGAAAGAACCGTTTTTGATACTTTAGAGGCTAGACGAAAGTTTATACGAATGCCGTCAATCGACTATAAGGATTTAAATACTAATATTTCCGGTTTATATCCTCGTCTTTTAGATTACGTAAAAGATTATCTGGTTATAAATGAAGATACAGATGTAGTAGTTCCTTTTAACGGCATAAAAGAATATTATGAGAAAGCAAATAAAAGGTATCCACCAGGAATGGGAATAGATGAACCAGATGCAAAAGAAATAGCTGAAAAGTCTACAGAATATTTACATGATAAATTAGAACGTGCTTCTAAAAGTCCTGCCTTTGGAGGAACCAGTACGACACCAGCCGTTCTTTACAAAAAACTATCACAATTATATTCATCATTTTCTACTTTGAAAGATATTGAACATAACATATATGTTCCTCATTTCCGATTAGGACAGAAGGCCGTCCATGTAGCACAGAAGAAATACGATAACAAAACAGGGAAAATAAAAACCAGAACTTATCAAAATGCAGAGGGAAAAACTATAACAGAAAACGTTATGGAAACTGTTATGGTTCGACCTATACCACCTACACGATGGAAATCTGTAGGATTAGCTAACGCAGATATAAAAGCAACTGAACGAACAGCACGGGAGATAGCTGATCAGGCACGAAGAGAATTTCCTGAAAAAGACGGATACGATATAAAAATTATAGATTTTAATAAAGAAAGTCTTTTCGGTGATGCCAAAGGAAAGGAACAGGAAAGGTTATCTTTACGACGTGCTCTTCCTTTAATTGACAAAGCTTTAATGGCTTTAGGTGGATACGCTGCTGATCCAAATGATACTGAAACGTTGATGAAAGATCCACGTAAAGGGCAGTATATAATGGATCTTATGGAGGAAATCCATCAGAAAGCAGGACAAAGAGCATTTGAAAGATTTACTACAGAACGAAGAGATCCACCTATTGTTGGTTATTTTAACGAAGATAACAACGATGGAAGTTATTTATCAACGGCTCTTGAAAGATACATTAACAGTTCAGCAAATATTTCTTCAAGCTTGTGGCAACAGGCGGCTATTAACGATACTTTCAAAGTTCTGCAAGAGAGACAGCCTGGTCTTTATCAGTATGCTTTGGATTCATGGTTATACTTTAACACATTCAGAGCACAAGATGAAGCGTTAAGAGCTTTTGCATTCCATGCTTTTCTTGGTTTTAATTTATCTTCTTCTGCTCTTAACCTGTTACAGATACCACAATCTTCTTTTCCCATATTGGGAAGTATCATGGGAGCTACCAAGTCGGCGGCTTCTTTGTCGAAAGCTTTTCTTGATTCCAGTAGAATGCTTAAAGTTTTTGGTAAGCAAGCTGCTTCTTTAGGAGACTACGGTTTTAATTTCAGAGGAAAGAAACCGTCTCACGTTACACCTGATGAATGGAATATGTTAAAGACAATGCACGATATAGGACAGATACAGCCTATTCAAAACTTGGATTTAGCAGGTGAATATTTTGGAGATACAGGTGGTTTGCAAAGATACGGTTTCTCTCGAAGAATTCTGTTTGCTTCTGCGTGGGCCTTTGGTTTAACAGAAAATATCAATCGTGTAGCTACTTCTTTATCTGCTTATCGAATGGCAAAGAGTAGTCTAAAAAATGATAAAACAAAAAGACGTATTAAACTTTTTGCCCGTCATACACGTTTTGCTCCTTACTTTAAAATGATAGAGGACAGGCAGCGTCTTAATGGTTTGTTGATAAGTGAAGAAGGACTGCCTACTTACTTAAAAGGATTAAAAAAAGACGAACAATTTACTTTGTTAACTTCTCACATGATGATTGAGAAAACGCAGTTTATGATGGGTAAACAGAATCGTCCTGGTTTGTTTCGAAATTTTCTAGGTCAACCAACGATTGCAGGATTAGCTACTCAGTTTCAAAGTTATCCATTTCAAATGATGGAGAATTGGTCAGGTGCTTTTCAACGGGCGTTAACAGGTCGTTTCGGTTTCGAAGACGATGCAGGAACACCTACAGAATTAACACGAGAAGAAAGATTGATGGCTTTAAAACAGGGTATCTTAATGACCAGTGGTTTTGTTGCATTCGCTGGATTGGTAGGTCTACCTTTTGCAGATGATACAAATGAATTATTAAAAATAATGACTCGTAATCTGGGAGATAATATAGAATTTGATGCAATAAAATATTCTCGTAATGAAATGAATAAAATTTTTGGTGCTGAATTTACCGAAGGAATTATGTATGGTCCTTTAACAAGATCGGCCCTTAACCTTGTTGGCTTTCCTATTGATCTATCAAGACGGGGAGGAATGGGAAGTTTAATTCCTTTTATGAGAGCTTTTACAGGGACACCTTCACCACAGGTTATGGTTGGTCCTGCTGGAACACGGATCTTTGATTGGGCGCAGGATCTTGTAAGAACAATGAACGATCCAGCTATGTCAGTTCCAATTAAAACATATGCCTTGTTAAGTTTTGCTTTTCCTGTAGCTCTTTCCAAGATATTCAGAACTTTTTCCGAAATACCAACCAGAGGTTTTACAACTAAATCAGGCATGACACTTATACCTCCTGATGAAATCAGCTGGCAACAGATTGTAAGTCACATGATAGGTTTTACACCAGGAGAATTAGCTAAAGAATATGAGAAACGTGGTATTAAAAACTATGCTAATCTTCGTACCCGTCCCGGTGCTCGAATCAGAGCAAATGCTATTGCCCGTTTAATGACAGATTCAATTGAAAATGACGATCCAGATAAATGGTCAAGAGCTATGGAGTTGTATTCAGAGGCTATAGATCACGATACAAATGCTATTTCACGAGGAGATTTAACTTCTGTTTACGCTATCAGCTTCGGAAGAATTATTGATCTGGTTATGATGAATCTGAGCGAAGAGAAAAGAATATTACAACGAACACGTAAAATTGTTCGTCCTGCCTTAATGGAGCAACTTAATCCAATTTGACACCAGACATTAGGTAGTCTATATAAATTATATTATGTATAACGTTTTTATAGGCTATGATTCCCGTGAAGGTGAAGCTTACGATGTCTGTAGTCATACCTTAACTCATCACGATAACGTAAATTGTTTTCCTCTTAATCATAGAACGTTAAGACAGGCAGGACTGTTTACCCGTGAATGGTTTGTAGAAGGTAACGGACAGTACATAGATGTTCAGGATGGTAAACCTTTTTCCACAGAATTTTCCCACTCCCGTTTTCTCACACCTGTTGTTGCTAAAAAAAGAGGACTGAAAGGCTGGGTACTTTTCGTTGACTGCGACTTTATGTTTCGAGCTTCCGTTAAATCGTTATTTGATATGGTTGAAGATAAGTACGCTGTGATGTGCGTTCAGTTTGATTGGGACAATCCTGACGAAAGAATAAAAATGGATGGTGTCACCCAATCAGCCTACCCTCGAAAACTATGGTCTTCTCTTACGTTATGGAACCTCGATCATAAAGCTAACGATGCTGTTACAGCTAACTACGTAAACAAAACTGACGGCGGAAAGCTTCATGCGTTTAACTGGTTAACGGATAAACAGATTGGAGCGTTACCGCCTGAATGGAATTATGTAACGGGTGTAACGAATAAGCATGTTATTCCTTCAGCTGTTCATTTTTCCAAAGGTGGACCGTGGCTTACTGTTCATCAGGATACACCGTATGCAGAAGAATGGCGTAAGAATTTTGTCGAGACACGTTTAAAATATACGCCAAGGATTTACGATTAACAATGAATAAAATACTGGTTGTTTCTTCTTTTCATACGTCAGCGTGGGAAGTCTACGGAAAAAACTTTGTTGATTCTTTTATCAAGAACTGGGACAAAGAAGTTGATCTTGTTATTTATTATGATGGACCTAACGCTGATAAGTTTTTACCTAAAGATGATTCTGAAATTGAATATAGGAACCTTGATGATAGCAAAGATCTGAAATGGTTTAAAAAAACTTATCCAAATCGGAACGGTAAGAACGAAAAAAAGGAATACAACTATCGGCTGGACGCTCTTAAATTTTCCCATAAAAGTTTTGCCATGTCCGAAGCAGTACGCATCGTTGTTGAAAACAATCTGGATTACGAATGGGTCATCTGGCTGGATGCAGATGTTATAACTCGCGTTCCGTTTCCTACTGAAAAACTTCTTGAGATGCTGGGTAACTGTGAAGTAGCACATCTGGGACGAACGGCTATAGACTACAGTGAAACAGGTTTCATTGCGTTTAACGTTAAGAAGAACAATCACGCTACGGAACTGATCGTAGATCTGGAAGGACTGTACCTGAGTGGAGAACTGTTCGGGTATCGGGAATGGACAGATGCTTTTGTTTTCACACGTCTTCTGAAACTTCACGAGGCACACGGTCTGGTAGTTAACGATCTGAGTTTAGGCTGTCCTGATCTGAATGCGTTTGAAGCTTCTCCTCTGGGAAGTTACCTTACCCATAAAAAAGGAAATAAAAAATACGAGAACAAGGAAGCTGTTCCGACTACCGTGAAAACACGTTACGACGTTATTAATAAATTGATTGCTGAATATAAGTGTAGCAATATTCTTGAAGTAGGAACATGGAATGGCGATAGGGCAATATCTATGGCACAAGCTGCGTTTAAAAATAGCGATGTGGTGCATTACACTGGATTTGATTTGTTTGAAGAGGCGAATAAAGAAACGGATCAAAAAGAATTCAACGTAAAAATTCATTTCTCTGAGAAAGAAGTAAAAGAAAAACTGAATGAGTATGCTACTGACGTAAGAAAGGACGGGAAGATATTTACCTATTGCATTATCAAAGGTAATTCCCGTTACAGTTTACGACGGTTAAAGGATAACGATTTCTGCAACATTCAGAATATAAAACCTGACTTTGCTTTTATAGATGGTGGGCATAGTATTGAAACCATTACCTCTGATTTTGAAAACTTAAAAGATAAATCACCTATCATTGTATTTGACGATTACTATACAGCTGATCCTGTCGGGAGTATACCTGACGTTGAGAAGTACGGTTCTAATAAACTATTTGATAATATAGATATTGACGGTTCCAAAAAGTTTCTGGTACAGGCTAATGATCGTGTTAAAGATGGTGGCTTTACTAACTTGGGCGTTCTTCTTATACGACCCACTCTTCCTCTTCCCAACTTTCCTGAAAGTGTAGGAGCCAACCAGATACCTATTAGGGTACGGCCAAAAGATTGTATGCCCGATGAACATATTCATGCGAATATAGAGGCAAATGAAAAGAAACTGGATAAATGGATTATAAAAAAGGGAAGATTAAATAACGAGCATATCATTATTGCTTCAGGCGGTCCTTCCCTTTTAAAGTATATAAAAGATTTAAAAAGTTACAAAAAGAAAACAGGAGCTAAAGTTGTCTGTGTTAAACATTCTCTTCCTGTTCTTCTGGAAAACAATATTGTACCGTGGGCCTGTATGATTCTTGATCCACGTCCTGTTGACGGTGTATCCACTCACGGTGTAGTGCGTTCTACATTATTTGATAACGTTCCCAAAGCAACTAAATTCTTCGTAGCTTCAATGACAGATATATCAGTTCTGGATTTACTTATTAAAAAGAAAGCGGATATATATGGATGGCATGCCTATTCAGATGCGATTAAAGAGTACGAGCCGTTAAAGAACAAGATGCTGGTTACAGGAGGAACGTGTGCGGCCATGAGAGCGTTAGGTCTGATGTTTACGTTAGGCTTTAGAAAGTTCAAGATGTACGGTTTTGATTCTTCGTTTGATGAGGAGCCAAAGGATAAAAAAGCTGTAGACGAAAATAACAGAAAGAAATATATTCATGTAGGACTAGGAGCTACTACAGAGAAATTCTGGACAACCGGAGAACTGCTGGCGATGGCACAGGATTTCGAAGAACTTCTGGGAAGAGAAGATATAGATATTGATCTGGATGTACAGTGTGGTGGTTTAATTCAGGCTATATGGAACGACAAAGTTCAGAAGAAACGTCCAACTTATAAAGAGATATTAAAACAATGACTGATGTTATTAAATTTCCAATTAAAAGTATAGTCCGTTCTGTTCAAAATGATTTACCTGATGAAGACCATGAAAAAATAAGAAAAATTATTTTGGAATCAATGGATGAAATAAAAGAAGAGATCGAAGAAAATAAAAATATAAATGGTATTGTTGTATTGGCTTTTGAAGACAAGGGGAAAATGCCAAAAACTTACGATTGGTTTGCTGGCGATCTTAGTTTATCTGGAGTATATTTAACGTTGGATAAATTAAAAATAGAATTGATGGAAGTTGTAAGTAATAAAGATGAAAAGAACGAAGATAACGGAGAAGAAAGGTAACGACTATGGTTTTTGGAATAGCTGAATCAGTAATAGGTGTAGCCGGAAAAGTTCTGGATAAGTTTGTAGAAGATAAAGATCTTAAAACAAAACTGGATTTCGAATTACGAAAAGCTTACACTGATGCCAACCTTGGGCAAATCGAAATAAATAAGGAAAGTGCGAAGCATCCTTCCATCTTTGTCGCCGGAGCTAGACCAAGCATCATGTGGATATGTGCTTTTGGATTGGCGTGGCAATTCGTATTCTTGCCCTGTGCTACATGGTACATGACTGTCAGCGGTACTCCCGTTGTTCTACCAGATATTCAAACTGAAGGATTAATGAGCTTGACGTTGGCTCTTTTAGGACTTGGTGGCATGCGTACTTTCGAAAAGCGGAATAACACCCACAGAAATAATATGAAGCATTCTTAGCCGAATTCTTTAACGTCCCAATCCACCATCTCTTGAGCCAGAGTATGAAGTGTGTGTTTCCGTTTCCATTGAAGATGGCTCTGTGCTTTGATGGAAATGCCCAACAACATATCAACTTCAGAAGGACGAAAGAATTCTTCAGATGTTTGTACAATAAGATGACCTGTCTTATTATCCTGTACACTGAAATCTTTTCCGAAACCGTTAAAGGATACGTCCCATTTCATCTTTTCCAAAACAAGTTGCAGGAAATTTCTTACTCTGGTTGTTAATCCTGTTGCTATAACAAAATCATCTGCCTTGTCCTGTTGAAGCATTAACCACATGGCGTCAACGTAATCTTCAGCATGCCCCCAATCTCTTTCCGCTTCAACGTTTCCCAACTTGAGAACATGTTTTTGCTGGTCGTATTTCTTTTCTCTTAACAACCTGGAAATAACGGCCAGGTTCTTGGTTATTTTACGGGTAACAAATTCTTCTCCGCGCAACGGACTTTCATGGTTGAACAGAATGCCGCACGAAATAAACATATCGTAAGCTTCCCGATAGTTGATGCAAGTGTGATGAGCAAATGCCTTGGCCGTCCCATAAGGACTGCGTGGATGAAAGCGTGTCATTTCTGTTTGTGGTGTCTCCCGAACTTTACCAAACATTTCCGAACTGGATGCCTGATAAATTCTCGGTTTATAAGAAGAGTCACTTAACATAACGTGACGTACAGCTTCCAGTAAATTCAGTATACCTACAGCAATAACGTTTGTTGTATAGATAGGTATTTCAAAACTCGACTGTACAAAACTCATGGCTCCCAAATTATATATCTCGTCAGGTTTTATTTTTTCTACTATCCTCCACAGACTTTCGTACTCTGTTAAATCTCCGTCGTGAATAATAATATTTTTATCCATGTTTAATTTTTTAAGACGCCAAAGGTTAGGTGCACTGTTGCGACGAACCAATCCGTGCACCTCATAGTTTAGTGTTTTAAAGAGCAATCGGGACAGATAAGCACCGTCTTGCCCTGTAATGCCCGTGATTAAAGCTTTTTTCATGTTGTGACCCTTAAATTTAGATAAATCGCTGAGAAAGGACGTAGAGAGCCGTACAGAAGAATTGATACGATTCTGGTAGGGTGGGTAGGAAAAGGTACGAGATGACACCTCAGTGACGCTATACGAGCTTGTTTTTGTCAGTCACACTTGCAAGATAGCTTAACCATCTCACTTTGTATCTCATTTACTCTTAGTTTAAGAACATCTACGGCTGTATGAAGATGACCCGTATCATGCTCTTCAAACCTGTCTTCAAGGATATTTATCTCCCTGAAAAGGAAGTTCATGTGGTTGATCATGCTCTGCATGTTTTCTGTATTCAGTTCAGTTGTTTCCATAATGATTATCTTTATTATTCCATAAAGGTTGAAGTACTTCCCCATCCTGTTGGTGTCTCTTCAAGTTTACCAACAGGAAGAACATATATTTCTGTGTCAACAGAATCAGGACCGTCAGGCCAGATTGATGCGTTAAAGAACGAAGAAGAAAAAGATGTTAAAATACCATACCCTTCCTGTTTTCTCGTAAACCTGTACCATTTCCAGTATCCACGTTTATACATCTTAATTTCTACCCTGTCAAAGAATTAACCTTCATCAGCTACCATACCAAGGATGAACAACTTCTCCTTCTTCGTGGGAAACTGTTTTTACGTCATCAGGAAATAATTCTATGAGCGTCTGCTCTACACCCATCTTTAACGTAAATATACTAGCCGCACATCCTGCACAAGAACCTGATAACTTAACGTGAACATTTTTATTTTCTTCATCGTAAGACAGTAACTGAATAACTCCTCCGTGTTGAGCAATAGAAGGAGCTACTTGATCAGCCAGTACATCTTCAATCTTTGCAAACATTGTCATTATTAAAATGCTCCTTAAAAAATTAACCAGATGATTCCTGAGAGTACAATAATATCTGCACAGATAGACCAGACAATATAAGTTCTTAACATCCACTTACTCACGCCTTGCCTAAACTCCACAGCTTCCACCATGTCCTGTTATATGGCAAATATCGTGTGTCTCAACGTTCTCTTCAAATTCTTCGCCCAGTTTGTCAGCAGCTTCTTTATATGAGACACGAGTAAGAGGCTGACCACCACGACACCCATCAGGGTAAACAGTAAAACCTCGTAGACGACAAGCATAAGAAGCAAGGACGTTAGTAAAATCATCCACCATATCTTCATTGTTCAGTTTACTTCCCCACTGTGGTAAATTAATTGTAGAAGAAATAGACATGTCCACATAGTCTTGAACGTCTGCCTGAAACGCTATTCTTCTTTTGTAGTTTTCGGAAAGGTCGAGAGCCGATTCAATCTTGTCAGGAGAAATTCCGTACAGATCTATAATTTCCTGCGCTGCACTATCTACGACATATTGGTAATGCCAACGGCTTTGACCTTTAAGAAACCGTCGCTTGTAAGCTACAGCAAAGATAGGTTCAATACCTGTGCTGGTTCCAGCCAGTATACCTATGGAACCAGTAGGAGCGATAGCACGATTAGCAACAGGTCTGGAGATTTCCAACGTATCCGAAAACGAGGAACTGGTCTTGTCGGATACGCCTTTGTAGACAGAAAGCCACTTGTGCAGTTCAGGTGAAACTTCATATTTGTACTTACGTTTAATGAGCCACTCATGCATACCCATTAAACCTAAACCAAGTCGTCGGTTCTTGTCCCTTACCTTGTAAACTTTATCGTAAGGAAGTTGAGCTTTCAGTGTACCACAGAGAAGAAACTTTGTTGCCAGTTCAATTATCTGAGAAAACTCCCTAATATTATCGACACGACCCAGATTAACGCTGCCCAGATTACATACGTCACTGTCGTCTTCGGAGGAGACTTCTGTACAAGCATTCCGTAGCGTTTCTTCTTCCTTGTCAAAAAAGTTAAACGAGAAGCCTGGTTCTCCCGTACTAAGTGCTTGTTGTACATTGGTTTTAAATACATCTCCTGTATCTTTGTTCTCCATATAATTAAGAATCCAATCGGTATCATAATTAACGGATATGTTGGTCATGTCCAACGGACAGGAAAAGTTAAAATCCTGTTCCTTGATTTGACCGTAACTATATTCAGTATCGCCTACTGTCATTTCATACCAGTTCTTAGTGGTTAGAAATTTTTCTACATCACGATGTTGCCAGTTTAAACTTGCATAGATAGCAGAACGACGACTGCCTCCCTGCATAACTCGTCTTCCTATTTCGTTAATCATTAACATTTTGGGAATAGGGCCAGAAGCTAGTCCACCTGTTCCTCTTAAAACTTCTCCTTCAGGACGGTAGATAGAATAATCAACACCTATTCCTCCACCTGTCATTAAACAAGATTCAGATTTCCACGACAGGTTTGCCCAATCTTCCCGTGTATCTTCTTCGGCTTTTAACAGAAAACAGTTGTTAAAGAATTTGTTAGTTCGTCCTGCGTAATAAAGATAACGTCCACCGGGAATAAATTTTAAATCAGTAATAATATTGATAAGCTCATCGACTTCATCAGAAGTAAGATGTGTATCACATACATCGTGAACCAGTGTACGGGCCAGATCAGACCAAGTTTCACAACCTGTATGCTGGTATTTAAGTTTAAAAATATCTTCGCTGAATTTAGAGCGAAACATAGGATTCTCATTGCTTCTAAACGTCGGCATGATGTTTAGCTTTCTCCTATTTAAAATAGGAAAATATATTATATGATCAGGGACTGAGACGAGGAACTTTAAATTTTAGATTACTTCGTATGACCCAAACGTAATTATCAGGACTGACTTCTTCTCTTAAAACAAATGCTTTTACAGAAGGATGCCCCTGCTTATGATAATATTCTTCTATCTTACGTGCGAGTCTGAGAGAGTCGTTTCGACTAGAGAGATAATCAATCGGAAGAATATTATTTATCATGGTATAGCTATCCTATCAATTATCACCATTATCCACAAACGTATCGTCTATCGTCTTAAAATAATTAGATAAATATGTCTCGTCAATTTTACCACATTCCTCCATTAATTTACACAAGTACCAATGAGCCTTTCCCAGATCTTCCATCGGCTTGTTTTTATAAGCGTACCGCCAAAGATATTTCTCAACGTTTCCTTTTAAATACCCTAAAAATTCTATCTGGGTCATGCTGGCTTCAATCGCCGCAATTGCTTCAATATCGTTACGATTATAATGAGGTGGTTTAGCTACTTCGTTCTTCATCATAATATCTTTTCGAATAGCTTGCCATCCTGGCGAATCGTTAGGTATGTTGGCAAAAACATTTGGCTGGCTCATTGTTGATTACTCCTTTGCACTGTTAAGCAGAACGTTTATACGTCTGTGAACAAACTTTAAATCTTTGCTCAAGACTCGATTAAAAAATTTTCTACCGTAGTCGGGAGCAATTCCTGCCAATTCACAGATAGGCTCATATGTAGAGGCAGTAACACAGGAAGGTAGAGTAAACCATTTAAGAGCAGACTGTCTAGCTTTTTCTGAGGAAACTGGTTCTTCTTCTGTTTTAGGTTTGGTTGCGTCTAATAACGCCTGTAGAAATACAGAAATAAAGAGAAGTTTTTCGGGAACAGCTGTTTTATTTGTTTGAACTGAGGAAAGCCACAAAAAATCGTTATGTTTTTCTTTATTGAATATATGTTGAAGATCATCTTCATAATAATTTAGAAGTTCTTTTAAATCTTCATAACTAAATTCTCTATGATCTGTCTTGTCCGTTAGTTTTTTGTTGTCTTCTTTTTCTTTTTCTTCCACTTTCCTTGATCCATGCTTTCGGTATTATTTTGTCGGCCCATTTAAAAGAATTCTTGTCGCACCATTGAGCTACCGTTGTTTTTGCTTTGGGAGCAATAGAAAGATTAGGATTCTGAAAGACAAAACGTATATCTAAATCAGGGTATTGATCCTTTATCAGTAAATGTTTCCTTCTATCATCACTAAAGAATCTTCCTTTTAATTCTATTATAATACCATTAGGTAAAACAAGGTCAGGAAGATAATGTCGTTCAATAGAAGGAACGATAAAATTTAT